CTGGACCCCACGTGCCATGTAACACTGATGGTTCTATCTTAGTTTCCGTTGAGTTAAAAACTGGCTTCGGTAATTTGCAAAGAGGGATAAAGGCTTCAGCCGGTGCAACCACACTTTGCACAGTATAAACATCATCGCTAAGTTGTTCTTTCACACTCACAAAGGCAAAATCTTTAATCATAATGTCGATATCCTCTTTTGAGATTGCTGCTGAACAACCATACGAGCCAGTTCCAACTGAATGGATACCTAAAATCTTCTGTTTTCCAGAGGAGCTATCGTCAAGAAACAACACAGCTCCACAATCACCTTGTCTCGTATTAAGATAATACTCATAAAGAGCGCGCCATTCTTCCAACACACCATCCACTCGTATTTTGGCATTATCAATTGACTTAATATGAGAGGACAAACACCACATCTTACCTCGCCTCCAAACAGGTAATATGCCAGTCATATGCTTATGATTCTGTAAGTAATCAGTTGAGACGAAACGATCTGTTATATCTGGGTGATGAAGAACCTGATGGGGAAATTGCACAGCTACAATGTCACGCCCTTCATGGCACGTAACACGCTTAGCACGTAAGAAACAATCCAAGGGCACTTCATAATAAGTGCCAAAATTTGTGCAACGAGTGAGTCGCATACGATCATGTATGGTGGTGACACCATTAATAAGATCTTGTTTAAGTTTAGCAATAAAATGATATGGCATTATGGCAACTGTCTCCTTAACAAAAAGAATTGTACCAAATTCTGACATGACTGCGTCAATTCCGCCGTTCTGCTTAATCAATGAGTCCATGCCATTCTCATCATCAAAGTAACTAGCATAATTCATGAAATAGGTAGAATTCGAATAACACTTCTCAATAAAGGCAGCAACACCATTGTCAACTCCTGCTTGAGGACCAAGTTCATCAGGTCCAAATGTCGACATCTTAGCCTTAGCGCGTGTGTTCAATCTACGACCCTTTTTATTTCCTCTTTGGTTACGACCATATTGGGGTTCCATGGTCCCACAAGAATTCCAAAAATACATAATAGGACCAAGAAAAGCTGCACCTATGGACAAAATTTTCATAACATGTACCAAGTTGGGATACTTCCTCTCAAATGCTTCATAAACTTCTATGGCGTAATGCCAAGCCTCCTCCATCTTTGTTCGTGCTTGTTTCAAAAACCCAACGAAATCAAAATCAGTTTTAACGGTTAGGCCCTTTTCAACAACACAGCTAAGCTTAGTACC